GCGGACATCAACAAGACGCCTGACATTCGGACACGTTGCATCGTCCCGCGTTGGGCTTGCACGGTGGAGGTGACCTACACCGTTCCCGTACTGAATGCCACGGTGATCTCGTCCTTGTTTGCAACCGCTGGATACACGATGGGGGTTGGTGATTGGCGTCCGCAAAAAGGCAGCGGAACCTTTGGTCGCTGGAGGATTGTTGAGCCTGATGACAAAGAGTATCTCGACATCATCAAGACGGGTGGCGCCGAAGCCCAGCAAGCGGCACTCGATGATCCAGCTCCGTATGACGATGAGACTGAAGAGCTGTTGGGTTGGTATGACGTAGAGGTCAAGCGTAGAGGATTGAAAGTAGCATGAACAACGCCATCATCAAGCAAAGGTTAGAACATATTGCTGCGCTTGGTGGTGGCATCCTCCGCCCGTCTGATGTGGTGGAAGATGCCCGCCGAGAAGACAGCCCGCTTCACAAGTTGTTCAACTGGAATGTTGAAGAAGCAGCTTATGAACACTGGATGGCTACGGCACGCAAGATCATTGCAAGTGTCAAGGTGAATATCACAACCGAAACGATTGTCCTTCGTGCGCCTGCGTATGTGCGTGATCCCAGTTTGCACGGGCGCGAACAGGGTTATCGTGAAACCGTATCACTCAGAACCGACACCGACATGGCGATGGATGTTCTTTCATCAGAAGTTCAGAACGTCATCTCTGCATTACGACGCGCAAGAAGTGTTGCTGCTGCGCTTGATATGGAAGATGAGATTGACCGATTGATGGAAGAGTTTCTTGAGATGCGTATGAAACTGAAGAGCGCTGCTTGATGCGGCGAGTTAAGGCGTAGCAAGAAAAGGTAGGGCGGTTACGGTCGGATGTGGTCGGGCCAGATTTGGTGTGGTGATACCAGCGAGTTTTGGCGGTATTGGTCGGGCAAGACCGGCAGGATGTGGATGGGCGGTTGCGGTGGTTTAGGTGGATCAAGGTGGTGTTAGATGTGGCGGTTGAGGCGAGGCCGGGTGCGTTCCGGCAAGGTGGCATGAGGCTTGGCGGTTCGGGTGAGGCACGCATAGGTTTGGCGTGGCGACGCGGTTTATACAAGGAGTTTCAAATGGAAGATGACAAGTTGCGCGATGAATTTGCGAAAGCAGCAATCACAGGGATTCTAGCCGGTAGATGGGGGAACCTACCCCATCGAAAACCTGAGGAGGCATTTGCGGAATTTGCCTGGTTGATTGCTAACGAAATGTTGAAAAGGAGGAGTCAATGGACATCGAACGATTGACGGGTAAAGAGAAAGAAGAAGAACTTCAAGCTTTACAGCGGGATGCTATGCGCTACCGCTGGCTGAGAAAGCAGAACCTGACCGTGTGGCATGACGCGGAGTTTTTTGCCACCGGTTACGGACTCGATCAACATTGTGACCAAGGGATGAAAGATGAACGATGAAAAAGCACTTTTTGAAGCAATCCTTTTTGCCGAGGATGTGGTCTATTGGGCTAGGCGTTACATCGAGACGCCGACGCCGGACATTCTTAAAATATTGCAGGCGGCTATGGAGGAGTTTGAGGAGAACAAGCCGTGAGAATCACGAATAAATTTCATCTTCCGGAAGTCTTGGTGAAGTTTGCTCGCGCCAAGACCTATAGCAAAGGCGATGCACGATTGTCCGTCACCCAACTCATCAATTCTCCGAGAATTGTTGCGCTCCAAGACAAGCACTACGACGAAATGGAACAGGACATTTCAGATGTTTTGTTCAGTCTTCTTGGGACAGCAACACATTACATTTTGGATCAACACACAGATCGGACTTCAATTATCACTGAGGAAAGATTGTTTCACACAGTCAACGGCTGGAAGATTTCAGGGGCCATCGACCGGCAAGTCATTACACCGGACGGTCGGATTCTTGAGGATTGGAAGGTCACCTCAGCGTATGCCGCGATGTCAGGAAAGAGCGAATGGGAGGAGCAGCTTAACTGTTATGCCTATCTGGTTCGGGTTCACGGCTACGCGGTCATTGGTTTAACAATCAACGCGATCATTCGGGATTGGGCCAAACGGAATGCAGGAAAAGACGGATACCCCGAAGCTCCTGTCATGCAAATTGATATCCCGCTCTGGTCTTTTGATGAACAAGAGTCTTTTGTCAAACAGCGCATCGCACTTCATGCAAGTACGGTGATGGACGATCCACCCATGTGCACGCCCGATGAACGATGGATGAAGCCCGATCAGTGGGCGGTGTTCAAGACCGGGAACAAGCGTGCGACAAAAGTGTTTCTCACGGAAGCCGAGGCCAACGAAATGGCCCAAGCCAAAGGCTTTGAAGTAGTGCATCGACCTGGGCAGCCGGTGCGCTGTATGTCTTTTTGTCCTGTGAAGTTATTTTGTGATTATGGAAGCACTCTAGGAGAATCGAATGAAACAGATAGCACAAGCGCTGGTTAAAGCACAGCGGGAATTTGGTCCAGCATTGAAGACCTCTACGAACCCGCATTTTCGGTCTCGATATGCGGACCTTCAGACCGTTGTCGAAGCGGTCATTGGCGCACTGAACAATCACGGTATCTACCTGATGCAGATGACGCATGAAACGCCCGATGGTGCCATGGCAGAAACAACCTTTGTTCACGAAAGCGGCGAAATGCTGTCAGGGGGCAAGTTGTTTTTTCCGGCCAGCAAGCATGACGCCCAAGGATACGCTTCTGCTTTGAGCTATGTGCGAAGGTATAGCCTCATGGCGGCCTGCGGAATCGCACCGGAGGACGACGATGGCACAGCAGCATCTAGGCCTGTTGCCCCTAAGCCTGTTGAACCTAAGCCTGTTGAACCTAAGCCCAAGGTTGAGATCAAGCAAGAAGGTAACAAAGAACAGATGCAATTCATCCTTGATATCTTTAAGGCGTTCTTGCCTGACGCCAAGACCGAAGCCGATCTCAAGAAGTTCTGGTCAGAAAACAAGGCCAATGTTGCAATTGTCAAAGCAGAAGACGAAGGCGCATATATTCAATTGTTAGCTGATTTCAAGGCACGCAAGGATCAAATCATCAAGGAACAATCATGACTTATCAAGCCATACCCGATAGCGCAAATTTTTTCTATGTGCGAAACAAACTCAACCCCAACGCACCGGATTTGAAAGGTGAGGTGATTCTTTCTGAGGATCTAATGAATGAATTGGTTTCCAATTGGAAGGCCGGCACTCAACCTAGGATTGACATTGCGATTTGGAAGAAAACCAGCGAAAGAGCTGGTGAGTATTTCTCACTTCGAGTGAGCAAGAGAGCCGCAAAGAAATCTGATGACGTTCCGTTCTAGGAGGAGTTGTGGCTGATAACTTTGAAGCAATCAAGGTTTCTATCCGGCAGAACAAGGATGGATACGTTTTGACGTTGGCTATTCACCCCGATGATGTTCCCGAAGAAATCCTTCGGGATTTTGTGGGGTCCAGGTATGCCGTAGCGATGATTCGGATTGGCGATGATGAAATGCCTTTTGAACGACCGAAGCAAAATTCTTATGTTCAGACTGCTGCCATTTTGTCCAAGGACCCTTTGTTCCAAAAATGGCTTGATGCTTCGGGGAATACCTTTGCTGCAAACGAGGAGGATGCCGCACGAGTCATTTGTGAGTTTTGCGAGATTCAGTCCCGCGCAGAACTAGCCAACAACACCGAAGCCCAGCATCGGTTGATTGATTTAAAAAAGGAGTTTGACTCATGGAAAAGCGAGTCAAAAGAAATTTGATTCCATACTGTGTATACCTTCGGGAAGATCAGATTGCGCGTTTAAGATCTATGGCAGAGGGCCGCAAGGCTTCTGACTTGATTCGGCGGGCACTGGATACCATTGATGAACGGGGCGATGATTTTCATTCGGGTATGCGCGTTGGCGTTACTTCGGCCATGGAAGTTGTACGCAACAGCAAACACGGCGCGATTCGATTCCCCCATGGGCAGACAATCAGTGACATGATTGTGGATGAACTTCAAGGATTTTTAAACAAACAAATGTAGGAGCAGAAATGAAACTCATGGATCTTAATAAAATTGCAGAGACAGTGCCTCAACCTGTGTTTTACCTGGAGGATCAATTGTTTTTGCCACATTACCGTGACCCTGACAAATGGGTTGGGCCAGGAAGTCCCGACGTAAGACAAGAATTTAGCGATGATGAACTCATCGCCATGGGCGCCCGATCCGAACAAATGAATTTGTGGCAGCGGAGCTGGACATGAACGACAAGGTGAATCACCCAGTTCACTACACTTCCCACCCCTCGGGGGTAGAGTGTATTCAGATCACAGAACATATGTCATTTAATTTGGGAAACGCCGTGAAGTACATCTGGCGAGCTTCGCTGAAAGGAAAAGAGATTGAAGACCTGCGTAAAGCAAGGTGGTATGTGGACAGAGAGATTTCACGGTTAGTGAAGGAGACAAAATGAAGTGTAGTGAACACCCCGACGCACCGCACGGGTTTATGCGCGACGCATCTCATTCCGCAGGCAGGTATGTTTGTGAGTGTGAGTTTTGGGAATCGCCGAAAAACAAACCAATGACAAGAGACGAGTGGATGGCTTGGCTTAGAGAGTCTTGGGACGAAGCGCAAGCGCGAACCCACACGATCAAAACATGGCGAGAACGATGCGAAGAACACCCGGATCACGAGGGCATTGTGACTGAGCGGATGATTCGTAACAGGATGCAAGAAGAGATTGACGAACTACGCCAAGCCATCGAGCAAGCAGAGACACGTGAATGGGTTGGACTGACGGATGAGGAGATACACGATATGAACGGGTACGAGGAAGATCGGGACACATACAAGTATTTTCGTGCCATCGAAGCCAAGTTGCGTGAGAAGAACACATGAACGTATTTAAGTTGATAGAGGATAACGGCTTGAACTTGCACGGTGACATTGAGCATTTTGCCGAGTTGATCGCCAAGCGAGAACGTGAGGCGTGTGCCGTGGTCTGTGAAGATTTTGTCCAGGATTTAGATCGGGAATACAGGGAGCTTGGCTTTGAGTTGGCCGATCGTATTCGCAGGGGAAGTCACAAGGGATGTGCAGGGGAAGTAAAAAACCCCGCCTTGTGAGCGGGGTTGAGTTGCAATGCATTACTCTTCTTCTGAATCTGCTTCTTCAAGCTCACGCTCTTCAACAGCGTCAAGAAGCTTCTGATAAAACTTGCTCATTCCGCTGCTGATTTCAAGGCTTTCAACGTGCTCAAGCAAAGTGTCATATTCAAACTCTGACAGTGTGATGGTTACAAAATCATCGTCCATAATCAACTCCTAAACTGATGTTCCACGAAAATAGGCCACGCCGTCCACGACTTCCATGAGTTCCGGCGGGAGTAGTCTACCATCAGAAGAATACGTTAATATTGCAAGCCCCTGACACCAAGGCACGCTATTGTCCTCAATATAATCAAAGGCTTGCGAGCGGGGGTCAGCTAGCATCCCCGTACTAATCCCGTACCGCCTGCCAGTATAGTCCGTCCAATTTGACACTTGTAATAAATGAGTGTGCCCGCTGCACGTTGAGATTCCAGATTTAAGAACATTATTATATCCAGAATGAATGCCTGAGTGTTGGAATCGATGTTTAATCATTGTATTGTTGTTGACCATCACCGACCAACTTACAGACCATTCAGGTATGTGATCGGACAATCTCGTACCTGAAATGTCCCTGTACTCTGGAACAAGCCCAGCTAGCCGTTTCTCAAATCGGATGTCATGGTTGCCAATCGTTCGATGCAGTATAACGCCAAGACCCTTACATGCTTTGACGATTTGATCCATATGCCACTGGACCGCTTCGAGTTCTTGTTTTAAGCTCGGCTTTGTCTGCCAGCCTTCCGGCCCGTATTTGCTAATCGTACCGCCATCTAGCAGATCGCCGTTGGCCACGATCATCGTGGGTTTAAGTTTTTTAATTAATTTCAACAGCGCTTGGAATCCAACAGACGGCTCACCGGGCAGCCAGTGCGCGTCACTAAATACGATGACCGTGCCTACGATATCTGCGATGGACCTTATCTTGTCATCGGAGTGTATGATGTTGATTCTTTTTCTTTGATCGTTGTATGCCTCAAGCTTGATGTTCATTCGATTTTCAATGCTGGTTCTTCGCGCCATGACAGCGCGAGTTGCCATCTGCAATTCTCGCGCTACAAGGATGGCACTGCCAAGACGATTCCATACTTCTATGAATTCTTCATCCGTGGTACGAGCAGATGCCATGATTGTGCTCCTATAGAGACACGCGGGTTATAGCATATGTGAAAGAATTTATTGCGAACATTTCATGACATCAAGGTGAACTATGCGTAAAGCAGACAAAAATTATCTTAATCGCGTTGCATCTTTAGGATGTGTCTTATGTAAACACTTGTCTCTTGGAGAGACCCCCGCGCAAATTCATCACATTCGTGAAGGACAGGGTATGTCGCAGCGGGCGAGCAACTTTCTTGTTGTGCCTTTATGTCCTGAGCACCATCAAGGCAATTCAGGGGTACATGGTTTAGGAGAGCGCGGGTTCTACACCCGATACAAACTAAGCGAACTGGATCTTTTGGCGATGACGATTGAGCAGTTTAGTCTACTTCCGCATACTCAATTTTCTCTAACAAATACTGCCGCCTCTCGGGAAGACTGAGTCCTTGAACCGCACGGTCTGATATGCGCTGTCGTTGGGCAAATGATCTGCGAACCGTTTCTTCTGTGATTTCTTCATCAGGATTCTTGCTGTTGAAATCAATGATTTCTTCGGCGATGTCATCGTAAGCTTCGGTGTCGCCATTCCTGTGAGCAATCCACAGGCGATTCATAATGTTGCTGCGCCTGCGATCTAATGCCTGTGTGATGGATAAAATCTCACCTCTCGCTTCTTGAGCACGCGCAAGTTCCTGTGGTGTGAAACCCAGCAACTGGATAAAAATTCCGTAAGGACCGATGTCGGCCACGATTGGGTCGCCACGCAACGTCGTAGCACCTTCAGTAGCAAATCGTAAAGCTTTGAATCCATCTTTCAAGATGGGCGGCATCATGGTTTCAAGACCACGCATGGTGTAGCCATCATTGATTTTCTTGATACCTTCGGCCACGCCAACAAACATACCCACCGCTGGGCCAAGCGCATCAACAAGTTGATTGCGTAGCCATTCGGCCTCGTCTTTTGAGGTGACATTGTCTCTAAACCACAACCCATCAAGGCCGGTCCGCGACGCCCAATCCATTTGTGTAACTTCTGATATCAAGCCGCGACTTAAAATCCGCGCCGCATTATCACCAAACAACTCTGCTAACCCAGCCTTAGCCTCAAGCTTGAAGTTGTAGGGTTCATCTTCATCACCAAGAAACGCACTTGCTACCGTTGAAAGAACAAAAGGAATGAACGGCAATCCTTCATAACCTGAGAAGACCATGGTCATCAATAAGATCCCTGAAAGACGTTTACGCGCTTCGCGTTTGATGTCTTCCATGTCTTGAATCGCTTCTTTGGCGGCGTTTCGCTCCTCTTCAGATTTGCCTTTATCATTGGCTATCGCTGTCAACCTCGCCAATTCATTCTTATCCATATACACCGCGTGCTTGAGGCTTGTAATCAACAAGGCCGTCATCTGTTGTGCATAGTTCATGAATTGAAACACAAGTTGTCCTACCGGGCCGCGCATAAACCGGGCTTTAGTTTCTGAGGCATATTCAAAATGCGTCTCATCCACAATGTCCCGCGCAACTTCTACTGCTTGTGCGGATGTGTACTTCGCAGACCCATCCCTAGCTTTCGCCTCCATCGCCATGCGATACGCAGCCAACGCTGTGACCTGGCGGTTGAACAATTCCGCTTGATTAAACATATAACCTAGAGCAATTCGAGCCTTCTGATACTTAGTCAAGGCTTTAGTCCGCATTGCACCTTTAATGCCTGTGGCAAACAATGCACTTGGTCGTTCTGCAATGCCTGCAAGAGACAAGGTTTGCGTTCGATTCAACGTACCTAGCAAACGATTGATTGCCTGATACTCATCTCGGTATTGATTGCGCTGTGCGTCACTAAGGCTTTTGTTTTTACTTTGCTCTAAAAGATACTTGGGGAGATCAAAAGCAGTTCCCTTCCGCGATGCCATAAATTCTTTGGCGGCCGCCCCAACCTGACGCATGGCATACAAGTGCGACTTGTTAAAAAATGCCGCCATATACGGAGCCGCAACAATAGGTACTTGTGATAGGTTCACAATCGCCGATGCAGGCGCCGACAGATAAAACATAAACCCAAGGTTTGTTAATTCACTAACAAATTGATTCCCGCCTCTTGGAGAACTAAAGTCCTCGTGATGCTTTTGCAACTCCCGCAAATATCGTCCGCGCTCATTGGAGGGTTCTGCGTTTCCAAGATTTCGAGCATCTAAAACAATCCGATCTAAATCGCCACCAAAAGAAATTCTTGCTAGGTGATAGGTTCCATGAAATGCAGATTCTGAAAACGCTCTTAATGCGTCGACCGAATATCCTTCAACTTTTTTGGCATGAATGAAGTGCTTTTGCACACTCAGATCGGGACCCATGGTTAGATACAACTGCCATATACTGTCTTTAATCATTTGTTTGGCGGTTGCATTCTTTCCCCCATCGTCAAACAAATTGGCCTGCTGTTGTTCGTCGATGATGCCCATGAGCTTTGTCATGAACTCCGACATCGCCACGCCCTCACTAATCATTTGAGGGGTTTTTACGCCAGATTTAAAATCTTTAATCTCACCCGCAGCAAGTTTTGGGTTAACGGTTTTTTCAATAAAGTTTCGCTGGTCGGCCTGACTTTCAAACATATAGTAGGCAGGCACATTGTTTGTGTGCTTATAAGCCACCCAGTAATCACCGAAACGTGAGAACGGGAAATAAAACCCGTGAGACAGAAACTTGTTGTATTCCACCTTAATCATGTCAAATGCAAGCCGCCGAGCCTGTTTGTTTTCGATGGCTTGGCCCACACGCTTACGCAATGCGTTGTAGTAAAGCTGTGCGCTGGTACGGAAGAACCGATCAATCTCCTTGAAGATCTGCTCGCCCTCGGTACCCTTGATCTTCTTCCAAGAAGCAAGAAACTCTTGATCTCTTATCTTGGCTAAATCTAAATCTCTTGTGGGTCGAAGCCCGCTCAGTCTTGCTTTAAGCAATACCGTTGATAACGCCTTACCTTCATCGGGATTTGCATTCGCCCACCGATCCCATCGCTCTACTAACTGAGCGGCCCTAACCAAACGATTGTCCCGAAAGGTCAGCATCTCGCTTGTCTTGCGGTAATACTGCATCATCTGCGGCAAGATCTTTTCGGCGGCTTTGCCTAATTGCCTTAGATTCAAAAACGACAACAACATATCTGCATTGTCGGTCGTAAAATTCCCAACCGCTTGTCGTACAGATGCCAATCCATCCGCAAATTTTGGAGTTGCAGACATCATCATTTGCAAGCCGCGATCAGCGTCTTTTGGAGAACCATCTAGCAGATCAGCCGCCTTAGCCATTTGCGACTTCACTTCCTCTTCGTTGTCGAAAAGTTCATCAGAAGCCCGCTTCATATAGTTGATCTCGGTATCGCTTGGTTCTAATTGATTAGCTCTCATAAAGAGCGCCATCTGGTCAGTCTTGCCTAATGGCTTTGCTTGAACACGAATTGGTGCAATGTAGTCAATATTCGCTGTAACCTCATCCATATATTGTTTAAAGGTTTCATTCGGCAAATACTTTTGATTACGCAACTTCGCGTAAAACGACCGCAATGCATCGGCAAGACGTTTAAAAAATCGCTCTACAACATTCAAGGGCTTCTCAGATGTAGTAGCCCAGCGGCTTACCTGGTCGGCATACCATTCATTGAATGATCTCCAATAAGCTGGAAGGTCTTCTGACTTATGCTTCTCGCCAATCTTTTCAAGTTTTCCAATGCCACGCGCACGCATAGACTGAATATGCTCTCTGGCACTCTTGCCTTGGTTTGACTTGAGCCACTTGTCGTACTCATCACGAATAGACTTTTGCGTTGCAATATCCGCATTGTCAAAAGTCTCGCGCATATGCATATGGCCCAGTTCGTGGGCTAATATCTCAAGCATCCGAGACATCGACATACTATCGGTAAAGGCTATATAGTATTCGCCGTCCGCCATTTTACGGACGCTGCCATATTCGTCGCGTAATGCAGCAGAACCAACTGCCCTGTGCGGGCCAGTAAACTTATCAAGGTTTGCTTCAACATCAGAAATGGTTGTAATGTAGATTTTTGGAGTGATCTTAAGAAGCTTCTTCCATCCCGCCAATACACCTCTTAACTGTGGCGATACACTTTGCGATACAGCCACACCCTGTGAATCAAATTTAATGAACGGGGATTTAACGTGCTGCTCTTCTGCTTTAATTTCAATTGATTGTTTCGCGGCTATTAATTTGTCTTTTTCCTTGTCGCTTAACAAGTTGCCCGTATAGGATTCAATATCCCTATTGGTTCTGTAGTCCCCTTTGGCCGCAAGATATACGGGTTGACCCGAAAGCCTTGAATGACCGCGTATTAACGAAAGATCTCCGTCTAAATAAACCACCAACCCGCCTACATCGTCTGCGTGTTCTTTAGCGTTTTTCTTTTGTGTCGCCGATCCGCGCATCATGGATTGATCGCGTTGATCTAAAAGATCCGGCTCCCCAAGTAATTCTTCCTCTTCAACTTCTATTTTTGGTGCTGGAACGCCTCTTGCCTCTCTTATCTCTGCAATAAGCTGCGGGTCCGTTGAAAAGTTATCCCAAGATAATTTTAGTTTGCGAAGTTCTTCAATCCGCCTTTTTACAGCATCAGGATCTCGAATATCTATACCTTCGGATTTTGCCAGTTGCGGATTTTTTGCGGCACCTGTAATAGCCGATAAACGGGTTTGTAATTCTTTTTGCTTTTGACTTGCAATCTTTGCCATTTCCTCGGCTTCTTGAATGGCACTGTCATCATAGCCAAACATATCTAGATTGACATTGTTTTCACTAGCCAAAGCCTTAACCGCTTGCATCATATTGACAGCGGTACCCATGGACTTGTTTTGGTTGATTGCGTTGATGCCAACCGCTTGAAGCCTCGAATCATTAGGCGCATTTAAAGCGATGTAATAGGCGGGTTCATCTCCGATTTGATCGGACCTAACGGCGGCAATGAGTTCATCACTTCCTTGAGTTGCAACGGTGTAAGCCCGCTTTCCCATCGGTCTTGCCAATAATCCTCTTGACTCGGCTGTTTCTTTGTCGATTCCACTTTCTCTAAAGTAGTTGACATAATCTTTAACCTTTCCTTGTCCATCACGAATATTTAATTCCGCATCAAGAATTGCGGCATGGTCTTTTGTAAACCCCTTCGATTCATCATGTATTTGCGCCGGGATTGTCGACTCTCCGCTTCTTTGCGCTAAATCAAAACGGTGGCGCCCCGATATAATCTCTAGTGAACCATCAAGCCTGCGCCAAACTTGTATTGGGGCAACGCCGGTCCGCTCAAATTTCCCGCCTAAAGGTTCAACGATTCCTTTTGCAGAAGCACCAATCTTAAACTGTGGTACATCTTTAGATAACGATAAACTCTGCACGGGAACCTCAACGGTTTCCATGCCCTTGACTTCAAAATTCTCTTTGGGGGGTTCTAGGTCTGCCGATGGTTCCTGTGACACGACAGGTTCTACCGGCGCAATCGTCGCACTAGGTGTTACAGGAGGCTCAACACTTGGCAAACTAAGTGGTGCCGGTTTCGCACTGGGTGTTTCCGGGGTCACACTTAGCGCCAAAGGTGGCGTCACTGGTGGTGTCACTGGTGGCGGCGGGCTTGGTGCCACACCTGGTGGAACAGGAGGTAGCTGTCCTCCTGTTATGACACCTCCTTCTTGGGGTGGTTTTGTAAGTTCTTGTAAGCGCTCGACGGCCTTGGTTTCTGTTTCAGAAGGTAGGCGCATCCGGCGGGCCGCTGCGCCAACACCACCAAATGCTCCACCAACAATGGTGCCGCCAATGAAGGCTTCTAAATAAGCCTTGGTTCTCTCAGGTCCAAATGCATCAAATGTATTGTCGGCTGTTTGAATGGCCAGATTTGTAATGGCTTGTTGTGCGGTTTCTGTAAGACCTTCGGCTGCTCCCACACCGGCTGTCCGCAAAGCAATATCGGCCGCCGCATTTTTAAAGCCCGCTCGGTCGAGTAGTCGTTCCGATGCTTTTAATTTACCAAATGCTCCAAGGTTCCCTAAAATAATTCCAGGGACAACACTTTCAAGCATGGTCGATGCAGCACCAGCTAATACGGGTTCAACAAACTCACGCCGTCCTGTTTGTTCATAAATACCCGTAAATGGTTCTGCGGCTGCCGCAGGATATAAAGTTCCCGCTGATCCGGCAAACGCTCGTCTTTGTAATAGTCTTTCTGCCGCTTTCTGTCCTGCTGCTTCGGCGACTTCCCTTGTTGCACCCTTGGCTAATGCTCCTTCTAAAGCAGCCGCCCCTGCACGTTGCGCGGCCTGTCGTCCTAGTAGTAAGCCTAAGCCTCCGCCGGTCATTGCAAGACCTACTGAAGGAATGCCTTCCGCAAGTTTTTCAATCCCATACCTAAAGGTTTGACCAACACCTTTCGGTTGCTCAAAAGATTCAAATTGCGCCGGTGCTAATTCTCCAAGACGCTGTCTTGCTTCTGCTGCTGTTCCTAATAACGATTCCGCGCCACGACCCGCCGCTTCCGATCCAGTTAATTTTTCAATACCGGTAAGTGCTAGCGCAGGAAACTCTAACAAAGATGAAATGCCCAGCCCGCCGACACCTCTTTGCAACCCCATGCCAACGGTTTGGCCAAGCGTATATTCAGGCTTAAATGCCTCAATCTCCTCAAGCTGCATACCCCTAAGAATTGCCTGATAGTCTTCTTGTTTCAACCCTTCAGGCAATTGGACGCGCCCGCGTCCAGGGACGTTAAAAATCGGCATTTATTTTGATCCGCGCTGATAGTATCGCTGTAGATCGGCTGCACTTGGTGTCGTTACCGCGCCTAATTCTGGGGCCATCATGACTATGTATTTATTAATAATTTCTTGTTTCCGGCGCTCCAATTCTTTTCCTTTTTCGCCTTGGCGCCAATTCGTTTCAAAGCCACCAAACATTCCTAGCACGGGTTTTGCAGCGGCTTCATATTCTTTCTCAAGAGCAGCAATTTCTGGTGCCGCAAGCTTGTAGGCGGTTTCACGAACCTTTGCTGCTTGTGGGCCGCTAAACGCGCCACCCGTGCCTTTGGGTTGCATAGCCTTTGCTAAAGTTAAACCAATCTCCAATGGCATCATAGCTTGTTGTTGTTGAAGTTGTTGTGCTTGTAATTTATAAGCTCGCTCTTCCCTGGCCGCTTTTTCCGCCGCGTCATAATCGCCACGGCGAAGCGCATCTTGATATTTTGCGTGAGACAACTGCGCTTGCAACAATGATTGTTGAGCAGCCTTATTTTCCAACATCATAGATTTTTTAACATCTTCTCCGGCTTGTAGGCTACCAGCAAGACCAGTTAAAAAATTTCTTTCTTTGGTTCCCATCATTGAAAGAGCAATTTGGCGATTGGCAGCCTTTTGAATCTCCTCTTGTGTTGGTTGTTTTCCATAGAATTCTTCTAGGCGTTTCATGATTGGAGATGTTTCATCAGGAAATCGTCTTTGGCGTTCCGCATACAAACCATCCGCCCGGATAGGCCCAGAATCCATTTGAATTGGTGAGATGCCCAATTGTTTCATCGCATCTTTGCCGGTCTTAATAATGCTAGATAAACCCATCGGAGTTGCGGACGGTTGCGGAGGTATAGCTAATGGCCTTGGTTTTTGTGGCTGCGGCGCCGCTGGACTTGGCGCGACCGGTTTGGGTGAAGGCTGTTTAAATCTTTCCTGAATGGTTGCTTCGGAATAGCCAGCAGCCCGTAATTCATTTGGCGTAGCCATAACGCGCTGACCTTTAATAATAGCCGGGACTCTTGGTTCTTGCCCTTGAAAATCTGTGTCTCCGCCAAACTCCATTCCGACCCCGCTACTATAAGGAGCAAAGCCGCCACCTTCTTTTACTCGTCGCTCAATTTCCCTGCGATCCTCTTCAGTTAATACGTTATTCGCAACCATCAAACCATCACTAAAGGCCACCGGCCCTCCAATAATCCCTCCGCGTGCCATGCCCATGGGCATTTCTTGTGTCATTTCCGGAGGCATTTGTTGTGGCTGACCCATAAGTGCAGCCAATCCACTTTGCTGCGGGGGCATCGTCTGCGGCATAGCTGCCGCTTCAGATAGTTGTTCGGCAATAGTCTTCGTTGGCATGGGTTGCGTTTGTTTGTTACGCATCCGCAAGCGACGGTTTTCTTCTAAATTGGCAAACAGAGCATAACTCGGATTGCGCTTGGCCTGAGCTAATTGAGTGTCGGAGAGATCTTTAAACATCTCCATGGCTTCAATGATATTGACATCCGCCCCAAGACCAGTTTCTGCTGAAGGTTGATACATGATTAACCCCCGTACAATAATCGCGCCAACCCAAGACCTTGAGTAAATGGATTGCCCGATGATTCATATTTTGATGTTGTCTGATAACCAGGCAATCCAAAAATAATGTCCCGATACTGAGCAGCTTGTTGGGCCGGATAGTTACGCTGCCGCTCAAACTCTTGGTACATCGCATCAAGATCACGCTGTCGTCTTGCCTCATCAGCTAAACCAAGTTGCTGTAGCGTTTGGGCCTTTTGCATTTGGGTCGCTAAATCCTGTTGGTACAGCTGTCCAGCCTTATCAAATGCTTGTGCCGATCCAGCCATCTGGATATTTCCAAGTTGAGAACCAAGGTTTCTCATCAACTCTGACTCAAGAATTGCCTGCCTTGATCCACCAAAGGCGCCCCTCTGTGCGGCTTGACTTTTTAAGTTTTGCAATCCCGTCCCATACTCACGAACCGCCGCTTGTTTAGCTACGTCCGTAACCGCTTGTTGATAAGGGTTCATATAGGCTTGCATGACGCCCATATTCTGGCCGCCCACATTGATTTGGCCTAATAGTCCGGGACTAGCAGCCAATTGTTGCGCTTGTTCTACACCTTGTTGGTACAAAGGCGCAGTCTCAGCATATCTTGGCAATTGATAGGCTGTGTAAGGGGTATACGCAACTTGTTGCCCCATGCGAAACAGATCCGATATATACGGAATCTGAAACTCTGGGGGCATTTGCGTCGTTGTTTGTGACGGCCCGCCTGAACTCATTGGGACACCTCTTCCATTAAAGTTACCGATTTTAATCGCTGCGGATATATTTTGTTCCAACCGGGCCTGCCTTGCAACGTAATTGCGTCACAACCAGAATTCTTTGCAAACAATCTTATATACGTCACAAGAAACTTAATTTCTTCTAAACTTCCCCCGGCCAACCATACATTGCAGATTTTTTTGCGGGGATATTGCTTAATTTCTGTTACTAAGGCACATTTGTTTCCCGGCCAAAATTGCGCCTTACCGGTCTCAATAGCTTCTAATACGTCCTCAAGTGCGAAACAATTGCCTCCATGATCTAAAGCAGCTTGCAACCATGGACCGCAGCGCTCCCATTCATTCATGCAGGCATAGTCCTTTCTGCTTTTACTTCTGGCGGTTGCTTTGTGGTGCCATGTCGCGCCTTGCGAATTTTATTCATCATGGCGTACAACTTCTTTGCACCGGCATTTGATGAGCCATTACCAAGATCCGATACGACATCCGCAGGAACTATAAATTCTCCGTCAGCTAATCTTGCAGGTTGCCGGTCGTTAATCGTTGCTGGAATGCTATCAGACATTCCATCCCCGCCACCGCTTAAATATCGCCCCGCCGCCATATAAATATCGCCGCCGTCGTTATATTGAGTCAAGTTTTCTACAGAGCCACCAGAGGCCCCGCCACTTGTGTCTTCGGTGGTCGCCCCTCCAGAAGTGCTGCCGCCAGCCACCGTGTCGTTTCCTGTGGCGCCCGTAACAGTGCTGCCATAGGTAAACGGCGTAATCGTCATTGGCTTAAATAGCGCCGCCAATCCTGCTTCATATCCGGTCTTGCCTTGAGCAATTTGCTCCGGTGTTGGTCCATATCGTTTTGCTGCTTCAGTAGGATCAAACTGAAACGGATTGGGATTAAAAAAATACGGCAATCCTGTCATGGGTTGATAAATGTTTTGCCCTGAAGCAGACTTTTGAGGAGCCGGTTGCGGCTGCATCATTGGAGACGTTAGCGCACGGTTATACACAGGCACCGGCTTATATTCTGGAAACTTTACTGTAGGTGCTTGTTGTTTCGATAGTGCCGCTGCTAAAGCCCCCAACCCAAGAGCTAGACCCGCCCCCATGCCTCCGCCAGAGCCTCCTAGCAAAGCGTTCGCGGCTTTGCCCCAATCAAAATTGTTAAAATTTATTGTTCCTGTAGAAGTCACTGGAGCGCCTAAACTTCCTCCCCCGGGTATTTGCGTGCCCGCCCCTCCAACAACATTGTATTCATCAACCGTATCGGGAGTTATTGTTTCATTAACAGATACATCACCACTACCACCATATCCAAAATCATATATTTCAGCCATCGTTTACTCCGGTATAGAAGATACAAAAGCCATGGTCGCAATAACAGAAGGGGTCGCCGGTCTTGTCGGTGAAGACGCCGCTGCAAGATGCTCCACGCTAACTGCTGTGTTTGTTGTTGCCCAATACAGCTCTACATAATCCCCTGACTGCATTGATAGAAATATATTGAGCGCCGCAATTAAATGCCCATCCACGCCGCCATGCCTATTGGGTACAGAAAATCTAGAATTACTGTTTGCTACATTTGTGCCATTGATCGCTGCCCAAACATCAACATCATGGATTTGCGTATCTGTATTAACAAACTGAATGCTGAATTGTAAGTTGTAAACGCCGGGATAGGTTACGTTTAAACGCGAACTATTGCTCAGGTAAACACTATCACTGGTGTCTGTCACATCATAGGTAATTGCATAAGCTACGGTTGTGCTTGCAGCAGTTTGATCAGAGTCACTTGAAAAAGCCCCAAAAGGATTGCTAAGAAACCTTCCGCCGTCTCTTCCTAGAAGGTTGCGCGTGACATTTTCTATCCGATTGAAGTACAGCCGCAATACATTGGTCAATGCTTCCACATAGACCTTGTCATACAGATCCGGTGCATACGGTAGATTCGGCGGCGCTGGATTGTCTAATCTCATGCGCCACGTCCTGTTGCTTTACCATCCGGTCTAATGTCAATCCTTGGGGCGCCTAACTGCCAAGCATTACCAAGATCTGTGCTTTCAATCTTAAAGATCATCTGTCTTCCGCGCACCCGGACATAGACCTGACCTGTAAATTGCTCAATCACTGTGGTTGAGGTTCTTGTCACCGACGCAGAACTTGATCCACCTAAAGACTGAGGGTTGTTATATCCAGACCCAGAGTTCATCATCGGGATAAGCGTCATCGTGACTGATGGATTCGTTCCGCTTGATCCTGAGAACGTAATGTCTGGAAGAATCCGGTAGACAAACCCTAAGTTATGACCATCCTGAATATCAAATTCTGCGGACTCAATATAAGCATTGATCGCTACCGCAGTCCCAGTTTCATTGTCATCATTACCAAGCTCATGATTGACCAAGTTATAACTATAGGTCGCCGCTTGAGGATAATCTCTAAACCCTACGTCAATCCATGCCGTTCGTGCCATCGTGCCGTAGTGCCAGATTCTTTCTTGGTAGTTGTACACAACATACCGATCCACTGTTGTTGAATTGGCTGAACAATAAAACCACCAAACCTCATTGAATCCTTCATTGGTTCCAGCAAAGACCTGTTCGTTTTGCAGCAGGTTTATATCGTTGAAGATATATTTTCTCAGATCACAGTTCAGCGTTTCAATACGGCCCGAGTACGCATAGAACTTATCCTTGCCCATCCAATACACAATACCTGAGCCAATAGCTACGGTGTTTGGCCCCATGATGGATACGTTATCGCCTAGTAATTGCGTACCCCAAACCAACGGTGCGCCGAGGTATTGAAGAGAATATAAGGATGAGTTTGTAAAGACAACGATTTCTTGTCTTGACTGAATCGCCGTGATGATCTCTGAGCCGTGGGATAAGCGTATAGACCCGGCTTGATTCGCCGCAGTAGGCGCCCAATCCGTCACTGATTCTTGATCCGACCATCTAATTAACATCGGATCTTGTGTGGCAGAACCTACGTCGTTACAACCAAAGCAAATCACAAACCGGTAAGTGTCTGAAACAAAGATAAAGTTTTGTACGATGGGAGGATCTAAAGCGCCGGGAAGCGTTTCAACCGCTACGCCTCTAGTTGTCACTGTCGTAGAGGCATCCCAGTAGTAAATATTCCCACCTCTTGGGCCATAAACCAGATCTTCACCAAAGTTATTAGCAGACCAGATTCTTAATGAATCCGTAGAGCTTGCGCCTACACCATAAGCCCCTAACCCCCAGCCGCCAGCACCCCATCCAACCAACGGCGCCTGTATCGCTGGACCCGCGTTGACTTGATATTCGGCCAATACTGCTGATCCACCATACGATCCCGCTGTTAAAGCGGACGGCACAGTAATACTGAATGTATTGGAGGTCAGGTAAGTGATTTGAAACTCATTATTGAATGTCGATGCATGAGTACCTGTTGCACCGCTAAAGGTCACAAAGTCATTATTTAATGCGCCATGAGAGTTTGCTGTGACGACAACCGTTGTTGTCCCATTCGCTGTAAACGGATCTGTGCCTAATAAAAAGGTGTCAATAAAATACTCTGCTGATACCGTACCGCCACCGCCTGTTACTGTCGATGTCGCGGCGGTTGTTACTACGATGGTATAAGCATTTGCGCTTACTAACGTAGCAATAACGTGACGTGTATTTAACTCCGCTGCGGGGACGCCACCAACTGCTGAAGCTCCGAAGAAGTAAACAAGGTCACCCACTTGGGCGCCATGAGCCGTGTCATTAACTGTGATGGTTGTTGATGCATTAGTTGTATCAAACGGGTTTGTTAATGTTGCGGTGTAGTTTCTGGTTCTTATTGGTGTGATGTCGTTATATTGACCACCTTGTTCAATATAAAACTTAAGGTTAGTACCTACGCCCATTAAGTTTTGAGATTGAAGCGTAATCCAGTTCCACAAAGATCGGCACACACCTAAAAAGGTAAACGCCGAAATCCTTACCCAGCCGCCGATTTTCTCAGGAGTGCCTTGACGGAACCTTACTTTATCGGAAACAAACCAGCCCCCTTCAGAGGTGTAGCGGGTGTTCTCACGATTCACCCCAGGCTTATATAAGATCTTAGATAGCATAGCTATTTCATCAACGCAGCTTCTGCGGCGCGGCGGCGGGTAAGTCCGGGGAGAACTCTTCCGGCAGCTTTATTCCATTTAAGACATTCTTCTGCCGCACCATCCCAATCCCCCGCATCAATACGTCGTTTAAACGTGGAAACCCGATAGTTACCTAACCCACAATTGTATGCCCAGCTTGTCACTGCGGCAATGCGTCGCGGGGAAGCGGTAGCAATCTTGGGCGAGAGCTTTAATAAACCACGAACAAAATACTCAACGTGATGGTCTAAGGCATCCTCACACTGCTGCATCGTCCAAATCGTTCCCGGCTGAATCTCTGGCCCTGTTGCCCCCCAGCCGATGGTCCAAGGATGCCCACGAGTGCCGGGGTCGGGGTAGGAAGTTACAGTTCCGTCAGGCAGAAGTTTAGCCAGCCCTTCAAAGGGCTTGATGAGTACATCTTTGCAAAGCTTCTTAGCCTCATCGTTCACGATTTTCTATATTTTTCCAAAGGGCGGCTAACGAAGTAGAACGTCAAACACATCGTAAACACACCAAAGTCATCTTCATCCCAAACCTTGGTTATCACCTCAGTCCAGTTTGCACCTGTCTCAAATGCAATAACAAGCGCAGCCGCCTTGACTGCCGCATACATGAAGAACAAAGCCCAAGTAATACCGGGGCGAACCAAGGCCGAGATAGCAGAAACAAACCAACCCGCAGATTTAGCCGTTTCAGCTTGCTCTTGAAAGGCCGATTTAATGGTATCCAATTGTTGAATTGAGTAATCAACATATCGTTCCTCCACTCGAAATTCACCGCGAAGTTTCTCCAGATCAGTTTGGAGCTGGAACATATTTAACTCGTGAGCGCGTTCATTCTTCTTATCTAGTAATTTCAGCACTTCCGGTGCAAGCCTGAACAGCCCACCAAAGATGGAACCAAGTAATCCGCCGCCAAGGAGTTCTATCATGTTAAATTAGTTCCGCTTATGATCCAAGTTGTTGACGCAATTTTTACGGCTGTTGCTACTCCATATTGAGCCAACGTCTTTGCTGCTGTTGTTCCGGGTCCCGCTAAATATAACGTGTCAGTAGTGATATCTATGGTTAAATCATCTGCTGATAAATTAACAAATCCAATTTCTGTCCCATTAGCGTAAGGAACCGCAGAATTCGCGGGAATTGTAAACTCTTTGGATGCGCCGCTTGTTAAAACCAATATCTTGTTGGCGTCTTCTAGGGTTGCTGTGTAGTTATTTGTTTTGGTATTAACTGCTGAACTAAGTGTCTTAACAGGCCCTACAAGCACATAATCGGTTCCGTTATATGCAACTGTCGCGGATTGGTTTGGCGCTAATGTGACTCCCGTCCCTGCGCCTGCACGGACTTGCACTTGATAGGTGGCGTTTCTATTAATAACATGATAGGCCCGATTCGACGATGGCGCCGTCACTACAATATCTGCTGAAGGTCCTGAGGCTGGGATAAGCAACGTCCGATACTGAGCTGTAGTGGACGAAAGATTTGTCCCTGAAGAATCCCCCGTGGAGTTTGCAAGGGTAACGGTTGAGGTTATGCTCAATGCTCCAGCAATAGAAATATCAAGGTATTCGGTAAGCCCGTTATTAGTGGTGTTCCCCCAAGTTCCCGGTTCCGTACCACTTACCGGGAGAGGTAAGTTTAATAGTGTTGTGCGATTGACAGTCATGTTTGAATTAAACTCCAGTTGGCATTTTGTGCAGTGTTAATTAGTTCCCATAAAAACCGTTGGAATGACTCATCCGTAATTGCGGCAGATTCATCAACACTTGAATTAAACAAGCCGCTTGGGGCTGTTGTCTCACTGGCCTGGGCTGATTCTACAATATTATTAAGAAAATTTGTGAAAGATTGATTGCTGTCATCTGCAAATATAGGCTCATAAATATTGCCCTGAAAATCTGCAAGGCAACTTATATCATCAGAGGCGCTTGTTGTTTCTAAAACGTCTTTGAGATATAACAATCCTGCTGCTATTGAGTCTGTGGCTGAACCAGACTCACTAATAAAATTGTCAGTGATCGTCGCTCCAGTGGCGGCGTCCGTAGCACTGCTTGTTTCGTTTATTTCACTTGTGCCGCTGAAAATTGACGATGTGCTGTCAGAACCTAATGCGGTTTCTGATATTAAAGCGTTTGGATTGTAAATGCTACTAACGCTATCTGTGCCTGAAGCTGATTCAGAAATAACTCCAGAAGCAATTCTTATGTAGGCTGTAGTATCTGAGCCAGAAGCCGTTTCCGTAATACTGTCATTTATAATGTTCCCGGTGCTTGTTTCATCTGTTGCATTTGCCGTTTCGTTAATGCTTGCATCATACGGCGTTCCTCCAATAGCAATATCCGTTGCATTGGAAGACTCTGCAATGTTTGTTGATATTATTGCTACTACAGTGTTTAAATCTGTTCCTTGGGCCGTTTCTGTAATATCGACAAACCCAACTTGCAAAGAACTTATTTGATCTGCACCCGATGCGGTTTCAGTAATAGGCCCTGCAAAAATTGCATCTAAAGAAACAACATCTAAAGCTGTCGCGGTTTCTAATACATCGCGGTCGTATGTTCTTGACCCGTTTGTTTCATCAGTGGCTGTAATGGTTTCTGAGACAACATTATTTGTAGATAGCGTGGTAATTACTGCGTCTGATGCAGCCGCCGTTTCTACAACCTCACCAAACTGAATAGCTATAGCGTCTAACGTATCTGAAGCGTTTGCAGACTCTGCTTCGGTTGCGGTACTTAATGCACCTGCGGAAATGCTATCTGATGCAGAAGCCGATTCACTGATGACATCTTGAAATGGTACGGTGGAAAAATAAACTGTCTGACTTGAATTGGCTGCGGTGATGGTATAGGTAGTAAAACCACCGGCTGTGCTTTGAGAGTAAGTAACGCCACCAGAAAATGTGGCTATATAATTACTGTTAATTTTAAGAACAACAACCCCTGAGGCGCCGGGGTTCCCAATAGAGCTACTTGATGTACCACCTCCGGCTCCCCCGCCCCCTGTGTTGGCTACAGCCTGAACGGGCGGCGTTGATATCCCTCTGCCAGTACCTCCACCTCCTAAGCCTCCGGCTCCAGTAGGAAAGCCACCGCCACCGCCGCCATAGTACGAACCAGTTATTGCGGATTGAACTCCGACACCACCGGCGCCGCCCAAAGCGCTAGGAGAGGATACAGAATTTCCTCCTGAACCTCCGGCACCACCTCCGCCGCCACTTTGACCCGCGCCAACACCAGAACCGTTACCGCCGGAAAAACCTTGGGTTGCCGGACCACCAATACCTTGAAAACTCCAGCCGCCGCCGCCGCTAGCTCCAGACCCTCCGTTAAAGAACCCCCCTGCTGCGGAGTAATAACCGCCTCGGCCACCACCATAAGCAGTAATTGAAGAAAACTGAGAGTTACCTCCAGGGTACGCAATCCCTGATTGGAATATGCCACCCTCGCCAACAGTGACTTGATAAGAAACATTTAAACTAAATGCATCCGAAGAAACCGCTTCAACGACACCGCCCGCTCCACCGCCACCACCATTACCCGCACCGCTGCCGCCTGAACCGCCACCACCAACTACAAGATAACTCACAAAAAAGGTCGCGCCAGCCGTTGCATCTGAAGCAGAGGCTGATTCGCTGATGGAGACATCGTAGACCGCCTGAGACGCAATACTATCTGAGGCGTTTGCTGTTTCTGATACGGCAGCTTGTGCCGAAAGTATGGACGCTAGGCTGTCAGAGCCTGTCGCAGATTCTTGTGCTTGCGAATCAAATACATTCGCCGACCCACTGATCGCCGAAAATGGCGAGGCTGAAAATGGATCAAAACCAAACACATTGTTATCCTAGAAACTCTTTCCAACTGACAGTATCTTCATCCCAGCTATACATCTTTCCGTCTGTAGGCATCGCCACAGGCGCTTCCCACTGAGCATTGGCATTTAACAGCCATGAAGGAAAAGGTTTAGGAGGAACAAACGCATCAATATCTGCTCGGTAGGTGTAACCGATCCCTGCATAGTTCTTCCTGATCTTGCCGTTGTAGGACGTTTGCTTCCATACACCACCAAGAATCTTTTCAAGATGTGCAGCACCGATGTGTTCTTTCTCCACACCGAAAGCGTCTGCCATATCCTTGTTGTCAACAACTACGACCTGAGTCACAACATTGTTCTCGTCAATCTTCGCGTAATGGCCCATCTAAGCCTCCAATTTCAATCCGGTTAAATCCATTTCTTCCCCAACAACTCCCACGGGAAAGGTGTTAAACGATAGTGAGATTCTTGTGTCCTCGCCTTTGACTTCAGGAACCATGTGCGTCAGCGAAGAAGGAAAGAGAATCAATTTGCCGACATGGGCCTCATACCACCAGCTCTCCGAGTTATACGGATTCCACTGTTCCGGCGGGAACTTGATCTGCTGCCAGCCATCTTTGTAGAAGTAAATCCTGTCATCAGGGTTGGTCTGCACATAAAACACACCTGAGATATAACTATTAGGATGAGCGTGTT